GACGGCATCGAGACAGCAATGTCTATCGACCGCTTGGACAAGTTATGGCAGATGTACCATACAGACCTTCGGCAGCGTAAGGTTGGCACACGCGCAAAGGAATTGCACATTGCCACTCGTTGGAGTCTGCATGATGTCCTTGGTCGGCTTGAGCGCGAGTATGACGGAGATCCTACTGCGCGGTTCATTCGCTTCCCGGCTCTGGACGAAAATGATGAGAGCAACTTTGATTATCCGTATGGACTTGGGTACACTACGGAAGCTCTTCACAAACAGCGCGATATCATGGATGACGCATCGTGGAGAGCTTTGTACATGAATCAGCCAATCGAGAGAGAGGCAACTTTGTTCAGCGCGGACGAGCTACAATACTTCTCCGAACTGCCTGATCGTGAGCCGGACAACATCATTGCAGTTTGCGACACGAAGGAACAGGGCGCTGATTACTGCGCCATGCCTGTACTTTATCAGTATGGCGATATGTTCTACATTAACTCTTTCGTTTGCGATAATGGCAAGGTCGAGAGCATCCAGCCGAAGGTAGCGCAACGCCTTGTAGATGAGAAGGTAAAGATGTGCCAGATCGAGTCCAACCGAGGCGGCACATTGTTCGCGCAAACTGTCAAGGACAAGGTGAAGGAACTTGGCGGCTTTACCTCCATCACAACGAAGTGGACTCAATCGAACAAGAACACGCGCATAGTCGCAAACAGCGCATGGGCGAAGAGCCACTTCTACTTCCGCGATCCTAAAGACCCCGCGACAAGCAAAGAGTACCGAGATGCCATGAACCAGCTTTACGCTTATTCAATGGTTGGCAAAGTGCCGCACGATGATGTTGCCGATGTTTTGTCTCTGACCGTTGAGTACATCCTTAACTACATGGGTCAAAAGGCAGTCATTATGCGTAGACCGTTCTGATGCCACACTTAGCGCATTGACAATAATTTGTATTATGTTAACCTTACTATGATATGGCATTGTTCTGTTCGTCTTGGCGTTGTTGACCTCCTTCCTAACAAATTGGGGGACTTGCGGGAAACTGCATACCGACCGTAGGGAGCGATCCCTTAAAGACTCGCCCACGGCTTTCCTTCCTTTCACCGTGGAGCGCCAAAGAAGTTTTAAGAAGTCCCGACATGGTGTGGCTACCTAAATCGGGCATATTTAGACGATTGGTGTAATGGAAGCACGACAGGCTTTGAACCTGTAGGCGGTGGATCGTAACCATCATTGTCTGCCAAATAGTCGGACATAGCGTCCGAGGGATAGACAAGGCAGCATATCGCGGGGTGGGGCGGCTGTCTATGGAGAGTGCTTATTGAAGCCAATCAAGATAGACCTATCTGAAAACTTCAAAGAGATCGACATTATGCCTGTGGCTGACTACCATTGGGCAGACCCCAACAGTGACCACGATAAAATTGTAGCTGACTTGGCATACATCAAGGAGCATGAAAATTGCTTCTGCGTACTCAATGGCGATTTGATGGACTGCGCTATTGCATCGAGCATAGGAGACACCTATGGGGCTTCACTATCACCGATGGAAGAACTGCGCGTCTGCACGGAACTGTTTGCTCCAATCGCCAATAAGATACTGTGCGTAGTGCCTGGGAATCACGAAGCCAGACACTATCGCACAAATGGGATTGATCTTACCGAACTGATGTGCCGACAGCTTGGCATTGAGGATCGGTATTCTTCTACAACTGCTTTAATTTTTATCCGTTTCGGAGAGACGAGCGGAAGAACTCATAATCGCAAAGTGGCGTATACCATGTATGTTTCGCATGGAAACGGCGGCGGTAGGAAAGAGGGCGGCAAGATTCAGCGGTTGGTTGATCTTTCGACTATCGTTGATGCCGACATCTATCTCTGCGGTCACACGCATCTTCCCGCTATGCTGAAAGATGGACTCGCTCGTCCTAACATGGCGAACAGTTCCATTACATATGGTACGCGCCTATATGTGAACACATCTGCCAAACTGAATTATGGCGGTTATGGTGACACGCAAGGATTCAAAGTGCCATGCACCGACACGCCGATTATCCACCTATCCGGCACACGCAAGGAGATGAGAGCTACAATATGATACCGAGAGAAGTTATCGAAGCTATTGAAGCTGTCATTGCTTGTGGCAAAGAAGTTATCGTTCGCAAAGAGAAGGGCAAGTGGGTTGTCCTGGAAAGCGGACGGCGGCTTGTGTACAAAGAGTCTTAAAGTGCAAATCTAAAGTGCAACTTTGGCACTTTGAAATAACGAACTCCATGCCAAATGGGGCATGGGAAGAGCCAAACGGGGCTAACGTATTCCAGAACCGAGGGATGCGTTAGTCCCATTTTTTGTTTTTGAGGTGAAGAGTTTGGACGAACTGACAAATAAATCCCCTGTCATCCGAAACGATATGTTTGGGCGGCTGGACATCTACGCCTCCTTTGATGACATCAACGAAGACAACATTATCTCTGAACTTAACTCCGCGCTTGTTTACCATGTCAACAATATGCTCCAAGAGGAGTTTCTGTACTGGTATCGGCGTGGAGTGCAACCGATTCTTGGACGCAAGAAGGACATCCGTGAGGACATTCTCAATATCGTCCAAGAAAACCATGCGGAGGAGTTTGTAGCGTTTAAGAATGGCTACTTCCTCACGCAGCCTGTCAACTATGCGGCGCGGCGTAAGGGCGTACAGAACAAGGTTAAAAAACTGAACGAGTATCTGTACCGCTCTGGCAAGCACGATGCTGACAACAAGACTGTCGATTGGTTTCACACTGTCGGCAAGGGAGTTAACTACATCGAGCCGAGCGAAGATCCCGATGTGCCGTTCCGTGCATATTCGCTTGACCCTCGTTCCGCGTTTGTTGTCTATTCCCTTCGCCCTGGCAACAAGCCTGTGATGGGCGTGAATCTTGTCACGGCTGACGGTGTAGCGAAGTTCGATGTCTTCACAGAAAAGATGGTTTATCACCTTTCCGGCACTGTGGTTGGAAAGATGATCTCCACCGAGAAGAATCACGATTATCTTGTGACGGCTACCACGATTGACTACTCCGAGCCGAACGTGCTTGGGCGTATTCCTATCATTGAGTACCGCTACAACAGCGCGAATATGGGATGCTTTGAGGCGTGTCTTCCGCTTCTGGACGAGATCAACAATGTCGTTTCCAACGCTTGTGACGGCATCGAGCAGTTCATTCAGAGCCTTGCCATTGCGGTTAACTGTGAGTTCCCGGAAGACACCACTATTACGGACATCCGCAAGGCTGGCATGATTGCGCTTCGGTCTGTAGGTGAAAACAAGGCTGACTTCAAGATTCTGTCTGAGCAGCTTGACCAGACGCAGACGAAGGTGCTTGTAGACAGGCTCTACGATCAGGCGCTTCGCATTGCGGCTATGCCAGCTCGTTCGTCTGGGCAGAGTACTCAGTCCACCACAGGGCAAGCGGTTTTGGCTAACTTCGGTTGGTATCAAGCTGATTGTTCCTTCCGCAATACTGTTGACCTCTATAAAGAGAGCAACAGGCAGTTTGATGCAATTGTGGTTGAGATCCTTCGCCGCAAGGGTCTGCTTGATATTGACCTAAACGACTTTGAGCCTCTTGTCACGCACAACGAGGAAGCCAACGTGCAGAGCAAGGCACAAGCTTTCCAGACGCTCATGGCAGCGGGTCTGCATCCCGAACTTGCTATGGCGAAGAGCGGCATTTCCAATGACCCTGTGCGCGATATGAAGATGTCTGAGAAGTATATCAAGATGATCTTTGGAGATCCCGATGCGGCTGTGAAAGCAGAGCAGACGGATGGCGGCGATGGCGAAGCGGTCATTGTTGAGGAAGACCGCGACACTGGCGAAGACGAGACTGGTGGTGCTGTCTGATGGCAAGCATCTTGCCGATGGACGAACTAAACCGACTTGACGAGGAAATCCGTCAGCGGTTTGGCGATGCACGGCTTACTGATAAGCAAGAGGAAGAAGAGGACATCATAGACGAGTTGCTTGGCCTCTTCCTTCTGGCTTACGCAACGGGCAATTCGGTAACGAACGAAAACCTTTCATCCAATTATCAACCTTCTGTGGACGAAGTAATGAGCGTTGTAGACGCGAAAGTTGCGGGGGAAACATGGAGAGAGAGAGTCGAGGATTACTTCGCAAACGGCGGCACAGGGGCAGATATCGCCCGGAT